GATGGGCGGTCGTTCCGGATACACACGAGGCTATCATTGAACGCCGGGACTTTGACAGCGTACAGAAGGCGCTCTCATTGGATACCCGCCGCAGCCCCGGCGACAGCGCAGTGCAGCTTTTCAGCGGCATGGTGTTCTGCGGCGAGTGCGGCGCAAGCATGGTGCGCAAAACCGTTCCCTCCGGCAATAAAAAGTATGTCTACTACGTCTGCGCCGCGCACAAGCAGGATAAATCCTGTTCGCCCCATCGGATGCGCGACGAGGCGCTGGAACAACTGGTTTTGGACACGGTAAAGCAGTATATCCGGGACGTGGTTGATCTGGACGATATTCTTGCCATGACGGATACCGCCCCCTTGAGAACCGCAGAAGCCCAGAAAGTGCAGCGACAGCTCGACAAAAAGCGCTCAGAGTATGAGCGGCTCCAGAAGCTGCTCATGTCCCTGTATGAAAGCCTTGCAGACGGCATCATCGACCGGGACGAATACGCAAGGCTCAAGCAGAACTACGCAGGACGCTGCGCCGAGTGCGAAAAGCAGATGGACGCCTTGCAGGAGACCCTTACGCAGATCAGGGAGCACGGCGGCGAGCACCGGGAATGGATGGCGCAGTTCAGAAAGCACCTGAACATCGCGGAATTGGAGCGCAGCATCGTTGTGGCGCTGATCGACCGCATCCTCATTTACAGGGATAACCGCGTGGAAGTCCGCTTCCGCTTTGCGGACGAATTTGCATGGCAGACGGATATACTGCGCCGGGCGCAGATCAGAGAGGTGGTATAAGTGGCAAGAACGAAACGAAAGACAAACCCGGTCATTCCGGCGGCGGAAGCTCCCGCACAGGCGCAGAAGCAATACCGCGCCGCCGCCTATGCCCGTCTGTCCGTGGAGGACAGCGGTAAACCCGGCGCGGATACCATAGAGGGGCAGAAAAATCTCCTGCTCCGGTTCATCGAAGATGACCCAACGCTTACCCTGTATGGGCTGTTCTGCGATAACGGACGAACCGGCACGGACTTTGACCGTCCTCAGTTTGAAAAGATGATGGAGGAAGTACGCAAAGGGCATATAGACTGCATCGTGGTCAAAGACCTGTCCCGCTTTGGCAGAAACTACAAGGAAGCCGGCAACTATCTGGAGCGAATTTTCCCGTTCCTGGGCGTTCGTTTTATTGCCGTCAACGACGGCTTCGACACCCTCACCGCCCAGCGGGGCGCGGACGGTTATCTGGTTCCGCTGAAAAATCTCATCAACGAGGTTTACAGCAAGGACATTTCCAGGAAGTCCGGCTCGGCACTGGCAGCAAAGCAGAAGAACGGTGATTTCATCGGGGCGTGGGCTCCCTACGGTTACCGCAAACAACCGGATAATCCCCGCAAGCTGGAGCCGGACGAAGCGACGGCTCCCGTTGTCCGGCAGATATTCCGGTGGCGAGCCGAGGGTGTGAGCGTCACGCAGATTGCAAGGCGGCTCAACGATGAGGGCGTACCATCCCCCTCCGCCTACCTGTACAATACCGGTGTATGCAAAACAGAAAAGTACAACGGCGTGAGTTGGTATGTTCAGACGGTCAAAAACCTTCTGTCCCGGCAGGTGTACATCGGACACATGGTGCAGGGAAGGAAGCGGCAGTCCTTCTACGAAAACCGGGGGCAGTACAAGAAGCCAAAGGAGGAGTGGATCGTCGTTGAAAATACCCACGAGCCGCTGATCGACCGGGAGACCTTTAATAAGGTTCAGGAAATATCCCGGTGCAAAAATGAAGCATACTTTGAAAAGCTCGGCAGGTTCACGCATCTGGAAACCACCGAAAACATCCTCAAGGGGCTGGTCTGCTGCGCCGACTGCAAGCGTCCGCTGGTGCGGTACAAGAATGTGAGCCACGAAAAAAAGCTGTGGTACACCTTTATCTGCCCGACCCACACCAACGACATTGGCAGCTGTCCGCTGAAAAACATCCGGGAGGACGCACTGTTCCCCATGCTCCTGCAAGCCATCCAGACACAGATCGCCCTTGCCGCCGATATGGAGGCGCTCATCCGCAGGGTGAACAGCTCCCCCAAATACAGAAAGCAGACCGCAACGCTGCAAGGCAGGCTGGACGCCGCGAAAAAGGAGCTCAAGCGCTGCAACGGCCTGTATGACAGCCTGTATCAGAGCTATGTGGATCAGCTCATGACCGAGCAGGAGTATATGACGCTGAAGCGTCGCTACAAAGCGGAAGCCGAGGAAGCGGAGCGGCTGATCGAGGCTCTGACCCGCCGACAGGCAGCGGAAGCGGCGCACACGTCGGAAAACCCGTTCCTTGCGGCCTTCGGCAGCTTCCGGGGCGCGGATGCTTTGACAAAAGAAATGGCGCAGGCGCTGATTGAGCGCGTGTATGTGGACGGTGACAGCAATATCGAGATCGTGTTCCGCTACCGGGACGAATACAAGGAGCTCTGTACATATCTGGAAGGGAGGAAAACTGACGCATGAAAACGGCGATGTATCTTCGCATATCCAGCGAGGATGAGGATTTGCGAACCGGCGAAAAGAACGAATCCGAGAGCATATCCAACCAGCGCAGCCTCCTTCGGGAATATGTATCCGGTCATGCGGAGCTGGCAGGCTCTGAAATATTGGAATTTTGTGACGACGGTTGGAGTGGTACGAATTTCGAGCGTCCTGCGGTGAAGGAGCTTTTGGAGCAGGTCAAGCGCGGGCAGATCAACTGCATCGTAGTAAAAGACCTATCCCGCTTTGGCCGTGATTACCTCACCGTGGGCGACTACATCTCCCGCGTGTTCCCGTTCCTCGGTGTGCGCTTCATTTCCGTCAACGACGGCTTTGACAGCAGCAATCCGCTGGACATCGACAGCCTCGATACCTCGTTTCGGACGCTGATCTACGACCTGTACAGCCGTGACCTCTCCCGCAGGGTCAAAAGCGCAAAGAAGGCCAGAGCCGAACGCGGGGCGTTTCTCAGTCCCTATGCGCCTTACGGATATGTCAAAGACCCGGAGGACAAGAATCATCTTCTGGTAGATACGGAAGCCGCCGACGTGATACGGCGCATCTTCCAAATGGCAGCAGACGGTGCAAAGACATGGCAGATCGCGGCGGCTCTGAACGGTGAGGGCGTAAGCTCTCCAAAGAACTACAAGGTTGAAGCTGGCTGCACAAGGACGCCGTGGCGCAGCATCCGGGAGGAAAACTTCTGGACGGGCAATCTGGTCGCAAAGTTCCTGCGGGACGAGCGGTACACTGGCAAGACGGTGTACGGCAAACGAAGCCGGGATATTGTAGGCAGCACCCACACGGTCAAAATCTCCCGCAATGATTGGGTTATCGTCCCTGACAGGCATGAGGCCATTGTGCCGGAGGCGCTGTTCGAGAAAGCGCAGATTTGTATGCGGGAATACAGGGAGCGAGAAGTCATGACGGGCGGAGGGAATCCGCTGAAACGTAAGGTAATCTGCGGCGTATGCGGTCACGCCATGCAGCGGGACAATAAGAAGAACGGCTCCTACCGCTGCGTCATGAAAAGGCTGAATACCGGCTTTGACTGCTCGGAGGAAAAAGTCCCGGAGGCCGATATTCTGGAAGCCGTGGTTGATGCCATACAGGTCTACGCTCAATACGCCGTCAGCATAGACCGGCTTCTGCAAACAAGGCAGGCGCAGCGGCAGCTTGACCGCAAACAGGCGCAGCGACAGTTGCAGACCCTCCAGAGCAGGAAAGCCCGGCTTGACAAGCGGCTGCAAGACCTCTATGAAGGGCTGGTGGAGGGCGAAATCTCCCGCGAGAGCTTCGCCGCGCAGAAGAAAGCTTTGACGGCGCAGGCAGAGGAAATCTCCCGCACGGTCTTGGAGCTGGAGCGCAAAATAAGCGGCAGCGACGACGGCAGCAATGCTGTGATCGAGCATTTCAAAAGCTATGCCGGGATTACGGCGCTGACCAGGGAAATCTCAATCGATCTGCTGCACTCCGTCACCATCTACCCGGACGGGCGCATGGATATCCGGCTGAACCTTGTCGATGAGATTGAAGCTCTGATGGAAACCTTGCGCGAATCCTGCACGGCGTGAATTTATTAGTCCTTTTTGTACAGCAGCCGACGATGGATGGTCTGGTACGAATTTTGACAGACCAGCATTTCAGCGAATGATAGACGATGTGGATGCGGGAAGGACCAACTGCATCATCACAAAAGACCTTTCCCGTTTTGGTCGTGAACACGTTATGATGGACTACTATCTGGAATTTGTGTTCCCAGAGAAGAATATCCGTTATATCGCTGTTACAGAAAATGAGGATACCGAAAAAGGTCTCAGTGATTTCGTTCCTTTCAAAAATTTGTTCAATGAATGGTTTGCCAAGGACACCAGCCGTAAAGTAAAGGCTGCGCTTCGTGCAAAGCACGCTGCCGGTCAACGTATCTGTACTTACGCACCTTTGGGCTACAAGAAGCATCCTGAAATCAAAAATGCTATTGTGGTGGATGAGGAAACCAAATGGATCGTCGAGAAAATCTTTGAACTTGCTTATCATGGTTCCGGTGCTGCAAGTATTGCCCATAGGCTTATTGAAGAAAAGGTTCCCACATTGATCTGAACCCAAAAAGTTAGACACGAAATCGATATCAAGCGGCATCAAGGGCTTGCTTTCTGTGAACAGCAGGAG